ACGTCCTGCTCCGAGTGAGGATCGTCAATAACGAACAGATCAGCACCACGACCAGCAAGAGCGCCCCCGACACCAGCAGCATAGTACTGACCGCCAGCGCTTGTAGACCACTTACCAGCAGCCTTCTGATCGTCTGCCACCATAGTGTTGGGAAAAACTTCTCTGTATTCATCAGAATCAATCAAGTTACGTATGCGCCGCCCAAAGTCTTCAGACAGACCCGCAGTGTGCGTGCCCATGATGATCTTCTTCTCAGGGTATTTACCTAGGAAGTATGCAGGGAACAGATATGAGGAGAACTCAGACTTACCCATACGAGGCGCGATGTTGATGATGACCCTTTTTTTGCGACCCTCAACCACGTCCGTAAATATCTTGGCCAGCTTCCTGTGGTGGGGGCCAACTTTGAATCCGGGGTATACCGCAGTGGCAAACCCGAGCATGTTGGTACTGGCCGCTTTTAGGCTGGCGCGTTTCTCCCGAAGTTCTAGGTCGTCAAACAACTCCATCTTTTCCTGCACGGACATGAATGGCAAAGCCTTCTGCATGGCTTCAAGCTCAATCTTACTCAGTGTTGTAAATTCGTCACGCTTCATCGGAATTTTCTTCACTCACATCAATGACATCTATAACACCCATGAACCTGTTGAGTTTTTCTTTAATACGGGTTTCAAGCTCCACGTCTGACATCTCTGTCTTCTTAATCTCAATTTTTTCCGTAAACAATCCAACTTCCGTCACTTTACCTAGGGCAACCAGCGCTTTGAGACGCACATTGGCGTTGGGGTGTTCAGTTTCTTCCACCAACTTGGCCACTGCGTAGCCCCTAATTTGTTTAGCTTGATGAACAAACTCCCAGTCATAGGCTGAAAGCATGCCCACAAGTCTCTTCACGGCTTCTGGCGTTTTGATATTTGCCAGAGAGTTATGCGTGATTTCTGCAGGTTTGGCGGTGACGATGTTGGTGAAAGCAGTACGTGCTGCTTGGCTTTGGTAATCATTGACCAAGGTATCTGTGTCTACAGCGCCCAGTTCTTTAAGCCAGTCTACAGTATTGGACATTCCATCCACGGCATCTGCTGGATCGGTCTTCTCCATAGGGACGAAATCGCCTGAGTGAGCGTGCACTTCGGGTTCGAAATTGATTAAGTGATCTAACATTCTGCGCATAAGCCCTTGAACCTGCGATGTAGATAATGTACACTTAAATCGAGTGGGTGCGCAAGATCGTTTTGGCCTTTGGCCAAACTCATCAAGTTCGCTTGCTTTCTCCTTGATGGTTTTACAGATGCCATCTTTAGCCCCGGCTCGCAAGGTCGGGGCTTTTTTTCGTCTGTACAGAGGGGGAGTCTAACGTTAGACACGGGTATTTCTGAATTTTTATAAAATTTATGGGGGGTGCCTTTTAGTACTAAGGTTTTACAAAGTTTGTTTTGCGGTTATGGAACAGTGTTCGTATGTGACGGCAGGGGGTATCGTCTATATGGGTTGGTGGGGGTAGGGTGGGGGTCAAAAACCGCCAAAAACACGCCAAAACAGGGTCAAAGTGACCCGAAAATGCCCCGAAAACACCCCGAAAAAGGCTCTCGATGCCTATCAAAACAGGGTGTATGCACAATAGAAGTTGTCTAAGGTAGTCAGCCCTAGGCAATTCAATCAACCTCAAGGAGAAACAACATGACAAACAAAGCAAAAGCATTTAGCACACTCAACACATTCGCTGATTCACGCATCAAGCTCATCAAGGGCATGCAAGATGCAGGGTATGCGACAGTCGAGGCGTGCAGACCCATTGTGATCGAATGGGCTTGCGAGAAAATGGGCGTGGGCAAGGAGGGTTTCAAGGTGCATGAAGTCACAGGCAAGGTGTCCCTCATCACGAGTCACCCGAAGTACGAGTCCACGAAGACTGTGGTGCGTGACACGATGCACATGATCGAGGGAACCACGCGGAGAGCTTCGAGCGCAAAGAAAGAAGCCGATGACCCAGTTGCGAAAATCATCAAAGCCTTTGGCAAACTCACCCCTGCACAGCAACGTAAAGCCTTGGCGGTTCTCGTTGCGTGATTTTCGGGTCACTGTGACCCGATTTTTTCTGCGAACCCGAGGGAAAGGGCTTCTCTCGGTGTTTCGTTTCTTGTCTAACCTTTTTAACCCAAGGAGAAAATCATGAAAATCAACTTTGAACATACCGACACCTACGGCGGAGAATCGAACTACTCATGGGTGCGCCGTCATGCACTCGAACTACCCGACACGACATCTGATCTTGCGTTGGTGCGAAAAGCCAAGGCGTGGGCAAACCTTACGGGTTTGCGTTGCCGTGTTGAATCTTACGGCGACATGATCGCCATTTACCCACGTGGCGTTTGCCATGTTGTCTTTGTAACTTTTGGAGAATAAAACATGACACAAAACCAATTCAACGCCCTTTGCAATGAGCACGGCATAGCCCCAAGCATCGCGCTTGAGAACGAGGAACTCATCGAAGCCTTACGCGAGCGCAATGATGAGCAAGTCATCGAGATACTTACCAACAACTTTTAACCCAAGGAGAACATCATGTCCAAATTCAAACACTACTCACCCAAAGAAGTCGCCCTCGCTAAGTGGAACAACGAGCAACGCCCCAAATACATGGAGAAGATCGAGCGTGATGTGAAGCGCACCTTCATGCTCAGGCGTGTCGAAGACATGGAAGCACGAGCCGAAATTCGGGTCATTGTGACCCGAAAATCTTGAAAGGCGAAAATCATACCGAAAAACTACATATCCATATTTTCGCAACTATCTGCACGATCAGACATCCGCAAACCCGCGCCAATACTGGCGTCCTTGAAAAACTGTCCATCTATCTATCTTTTTAAATATATATTTATATATAGGAGTGTGTCTGTATGTGTGCGTATATTTTCACAAGCCCGACCAACCCTGCAAACCTTGTAGAGTTAAAGCATTTCTCAAAACAGATAGATAGCTGGACACTTTTTCGTGTACACTAGCATACATGCGGTCTCCCGACTGTCCAATCGTGCAGATAGTTGCGAAAATTCACTGATACCTCCGACCCTAGAAAGCGAAAATCATGGATACCTCCTACAAACACTACATAAAACTGACCCCAAACCAACTTCACAACCGCTTGATCGAACGCAAAACCCCACCGATGCAAGCCGAGCACATCAAGAAAACAGTCGCAGAACAACAAGCCATGCTCAAGTCAGAGAACGCAAGAACGATTCAACTCACGCGTCTTTGGCGTGAGTTCACTGAGCCGTTAAATACAGAGCGCGAAAATGTGCAGGGTATGTTGCGATACAAAGGTTGCGAAAATGATGAGGCGAGGCGCGATGCGCTCGAAGCGTACCTGACTGTTTTAAACTCCCTCAAAGCCCGCATGCAAAACCACTGCAAGCAAGATCGAAAGACACCCACAATGATCGCATCCGAAAAAGACTTGCCCAATGATGGTACGCATTGGACTGATTGGATACCGCAGAAGATAAAGGATAGGGTCATCACGCTATTCGAGCAGATCGAACGTAAGCCAAAGGCGAAAATCAAAATCCCATTCCAACGCCTTATCCCTGCTGACCTACACGCCAAGCAAGTTACGCGGTTGAAGAACCGCACACTAAAAGACTTAGCCATGGCTGAGCAAGCGCAAGAGCTTGACCCTCATGAGGACAACGAAGCCAAGGTCAACCAAATTAAATACTCCCTCGAACTGATGGATGTACTAGATGACAGCGAGCCTGTGCCTGCAACGTGGCATGGGCTGAACAGAAACGGGTCACAGTGACCCGAAAGTGTGACTGCTTCGCCGTGTGGCAGTCGCACCCTACCTTGAAACTCACACGGCACTTGTAACTTAAGGAGAAACTAAATGACTTACTTAACAGACGCACAGCTACACAAAGCAGCGCATTACCTTGAAACTAGAGAGGGGGGATTCGCTAACGCCATCGCCCTCGCATACTACTCAGCAGATAGAGACAATGAAAAGATTCTGCTCAACGCTTTCGCACCCCTGTTCGAGAGAGCCTATGAGAAGTGGGCAGACTATGACACACCACAACCAACCAAAGGAGAATGAAATGCAAAGAGAACCACACAGTAAGTACACCCACGGCATCACGGAGTTCCAACTGATCGCCGTATGGAACGATGGCAAGGTAGAGGACTTAACACTTTACTTACCGCCTGCACTACTAGCGGAGGTCGAAGCCTATCTGTCCGAGATGGATGACCTACGCACACAAAACCCTGAAGACTACAACATGGAGGAAGTTAAATGAAAACGAAGACAGCAAAGATAGCAAACCTAATATTCACTGCGCTATGTATGGCGCTGGTGTACATGGGGTACACAGGTCTTGACGAGTTCGGGGTTGGATACATGTGGCTAGCTATGTACACCATCGGGGCGTACGGCTTGGCGTATCAGGTGTTCGACTATTTTGTAAGTGAAGCAACCAACTAACGGGTCACAGTGACCCACTTTTAAAAGGAGAAAGCAATGACTACAAACAATACATACGACCCCATCACTATGTGGGACAACTTTGCCAAGGCACGCAACGCAGTGCGTACTGTGAACCACAACCTCAGACTTGATTGGCTCGAAGCCGAGTGTCCGTACGAGTCCATGAAAGTATCAGAGAAGCGTGAGGCTAGGGCATGGATTACCCGTGAGGTAGAGCGCTATCCTCTGCATCCTGTGATCGAAGCAGCAGTCAAGGCGTCTCGCCCCTACGATTGGCACCAGTTGTTCCTTGAGTGGCCTCATGTATCCCAAGGTGATCGCTCAAAGATTGCCTACACACAGAACGAGGTCAAGGGTCAGAAAGATATTCAGACTGTCACATCAGTGGGCAAGTATCTCAACAGACACTTCGACTTACCCGATCACATCATTCGTGATCTTGTCTCACGCCATGGTTCATCAGCCCGCTTCCAACTCGTACACACTACCGCCGAGATGATCTACCACCTACATCGTGGGCCCAAGTCGTGCATGGTGTGGAGTCAGGATCATGGCATACGCTGTGATGATGGCGTGACCCGTCACCCCTACGAGGCGTATGACCCCAAGTATGGCTGGCACATGGCGGTTCGCATCGAGGGTGATGTGACGATGGGTCGTGCGCTGTGTATGACGAGCCCTATGGATGGCGTCAAGTATTTCGTTCGCAGTTATCTCCGCCCATCCAACGAGTCAAGCTACAGTCAGACAGATGACGGCATGGATACGTGGCTCAAGGAACAGGGCTACACCAAGGAGAGCTACTGGCGTGATGGCGAGAAGCTAGCGTATCACCCTGCAAGGGATGCGTTCCTCGCACCCTACCTCGATGGCGGTGAGCGTCACGTTGATGTCAACGAGCATGAGCGCTGGCTTGTGATCGACTCGGATGGTTCATGGATATGCGAGAACACTGGCGGGTATCCCACCAACGATGAGGAGGACGAGAACTCCTTTGACTGCGAGGACTGTGGCGACCGCACCTCTGACGATGACGGCTACTGGATTGGACGTGGTGAGGACACTCGTGTCTGTGAGTCGTGCCTTAACAACAGTTATGTCTATGCGTACGGCAGACGTGGCAATCAATACTATGTGCATCAGGACAACGCTGTGTATGTCGAGTCCAACAGCGAGCACTATGACGAGGACTACCTGTCTGACAACGAGATCGTTGAGCTTGAGAATGGCGACTACGAGCAGATGGAGGAGGCCATCGAGATCAATGGTGACTGGTACACGATAGACGACGAGCGTATCTGTAGGTTCGAGGACACCGATGAGTACGGCTTGACCGAGGACGGATGGCAGTGCGCTTCGTCTTGCAACTGGTACTCCGAGGACTGCAACAAGTTCACCGAGTACAAGGGTGAGCGTTACCACGATGACTACATCCCACAGGAGATAGCTGACGTAACTGCCGACAAGGACGATGCCGAGGTACAGCCTGTGCCTACCATGCTGACCATGGACATGATGTGGAATGTGCACATGATCTGGGACTACTCGATTGGTATGGGTGACGTAGTTATCAGCCTGACCTACACACACGATGGCCACAAGCTACACGCTGAGCGCAAGTACACCACTGAGTTTGTCAATAGCCAAGACAGAGCAGGATTCAACAGAAGCGTGCGTGAAATACTTTGCACTGACCTCATGGCACAAGCCAACGAGATCGCAAACAAATACTTAGAAACCCAAGGAGAATGAACATGAACAAGAAATCCATACTACACAAAACCCTAGCTCGTGCGTTGTCTGTCAAGCGTCCGCACAATACCCCTGCCGTCTCGGACTTCACCGAGTGGCTATTCAACGCACTACCTGCTGAACTCAAGTCATTCACATCTGTGGATGGTGCAGGCAATCTTCACATCGACAACCGCATCGCAGGCAGCAAAACCCTGTTCATCGCTCACGTTGACACAGTGCATCGTGAGATCGGAGCCAACAAGATCAGGAAGACTGCATCTATGTGGTACGCAGACGGAGCACCGCTTGGTGCTGACGATGGGGCAGGCGTTGCCATGCTCATGCACCTGATACATGCTGACGTCAAGGGCTACTACATCTTCAGCCAAGGCGAGGAGTGCGGTGGTATCGGTGCTAAGCATCTTGAGAAGAATCACGCTGACCTACTCAAGCAGTTCGACAGAGCCATAGCGTTTGATCGCAGAGGTACAGACAGCATCATCAGTCATCAGGGCTGGGGTCGATGTGCATCCGATACATTCTGTCAGGCGTTAGCCGATGAGCTTAACTTGCACGATGAGAACCTGATGTACACACCCGATGACACTGGCGTGTATACGGACACCGCAGAGTTTGTTGACATCATCCCCGAGTGCACCAACATCAGCGTGGGCTACGACCATGAGCACAGTCAGCAAGAGTGTCTCAACATCCATCACTATGAGTTACTGTCTCAAGCCGTACTTGCTGTGCAGTGGGACAAGCTGCCTACTGATCGTGACCCGACTGTGCCTGAGTACAAGAAGACCAAGTACGACACCGCATGGTGGTCTAACTACGGCGTGTATGGTGATGCCACTACACACAACAAGCAAGTCGATAGCAAATACTTTGGGGTATGGCAAGACGACGACTACTGGCAGACCGAGGACTTAATCGATGCCATATACGACGCGATGGTGGGGAACTACGACTTCCTACTTGAGCAGATCAGCGAGGCGGTTTACCCCGAACAACCTGACCTAGCTTTGCGGTTCCTCAACCGCAGGCTACTGACTGACGAATTATTACAAGAAGCGCTGATACAGGCGCGTACCTACGACGCACCGACTGTGCTCTGCACACTGTTCGATGCGATTCACTGTGAAGCATGAAAGGAGAAATGATATGCAAGGACTAGACGCTTACTACGATGGCCTACTGGCCGAACATCAACGCAACATTGACAAGCAAGCATACGAAGACGAAAGAAAGGAGAAAGAAATGGGACGACTGAAAGACAGGATCATTGATCTACTGGAGGAGAATCACCCCGCAGAACTTGAACGCCTGACAGGGTACGACGACACGACATGTAAGAAGATTGTGCATGAAATTTACATGGAAGGGTTCAATGACCGCAACTGTTGGGAACCTGAGAGGGTAGGTGACATATGGGTCATCTTCGGCAAGACCTTCGCAGGCGAGTGGATAGATGAGAACGGCGAGTATCGAGGGTTCGATACTGAGCGTGAAGCAAACGACTACATCAAGGAGACATTTAAATGAGTAAAGATTGGATGACTGAAGAACACGGAGTCCCACATAAGAATGGCATGGTGCGGTTCTACTTTGTAAGTATTTACGAAGACGTGCATGGATATCTTGGTTGGTATGACATGACCGATTGGGATAAGGGTTGGGAAAAAGTGTGGGCTGACGCAGTAGCAAGACAAAAGAGCATGGGTGATTCAGAACCTGAGAACCTTCAAGTGCTACGCCATGACCAACTAGAAGATTTATCACGTAACGTGCAATGGGCTTTGTTTGAAGCCCTTGAGGATAAAGACGAGACCACATGGTTGTGGTGGTATAGAAAAGAACGTGAAGCAAAAGCTAAAGGAGAAGATAAATGACACCAGAAGAAATACAAACACGCTACGGCAAGGAAGCATTAGAGAAGTTGTACGACTGCCTGCTACAAAACCCAGTGCATGAGCTAGCCGATTGGATACTCATGTTTCACACCTCAGAGCAGATCGATGCTTGGATTAACACACTAAAAGCAGACGAGGAGGAAGCATGATGACACCCTACGAAAAGTTCGAGCGGGTAATACTTTTGGTAGCAATCATGGTGCTTGTGCTTGATGTCGTGTACTGGCGACCCTTTTGACTACTATCAACAACCTCTTTTCAAGGGGAATTCCCCTTGACTTTTGTCTAAGCCTAGACAAATAATGACAAAACTAAGGAGAAAACTGTGCTAAAACACACACCCTACGACACAGGGAAGGTCAAGATTGGCCTGACCTATACACCACGGCTACCACAACTAACCCCAGAGGAGGAAAAGATCCAATCAGTCTTGCTTGGCGAAAAGCAAGGCATGTCCGAGGAGGCACTCGCGTGCGTCCAATCACTGGTGTTCATCGCCACCCTCATCATTGGCATTATTTTATTGGAAGGATACACAAGTGCCTGATATACAAACCGCGTTAGCTAACGCACTCAAAACCACAATCAACAACTGGGAGAAAGAAGACATGCAAACCACACAAACAAACACACAACCAAAGCCCACAAGGTTCTTTGACATCACCAACAACGTAACCCGCGCTACGTTTGAATACGTACAGCACCACCCCAATGAAACCTCGGCTGAGATATGTGCTTCGATGGCCAAGCTGGGGTACAAAGAAAGTTCGGTAGGCTCGCTCCTTGCGCAGTTTGCCAAGCAAGGGTTAGCTGAGCGTGATGATCGTGGCCGATACATCACCATCGTGCCTGAGTATCGCCCATTGAAGGCCAGTAAGAAAGAAGTCAAGGTGGTGGCTAAACCAGTGGAAACACCCAAGCGCAAGTACGAGAAGAGAGCAGAAGGCATTGCTGCGCTACAACCCGATGCTAGTGAGATGACTGCACCCAAGCGCTTTGTGACCCTTGTGCGTACCAAGTCACCTGATGACATTTTGAAGGATATGACTGTATTCCAAGCGCGTGAGTTGTACGACTACTTGAAGAAGATGTTTGGAGGCTAAGATGGGCGACACACTTTTCAACAAAGAAGACTTTGACAACATCTTTGGCATGCCTACAGTGCGCATAAAGCCAGACCCTCTGGTGCGTAACGCTGTGCTTGAAGAAGTGGCGTTGGAGTTCGATGCCATGCGCATTGCATTTGGTGACACTGCCGACAGCTTTGCACGCTATGTGAGGGACATGAAGACATGAATGGTTTTGTTAGACGGCAATTAGATATTGGTAGTACGCAACCTGTGCACAAGTACAAAGAGTGCACGCGGTGTAATGAATCGAAGCCACCCGAAGGCGGGATTCAACTGAGCGATACCAAATGGCACTGCGCAAGATGCTGGGCCAACGGAGTGATAAGTAGGAACTTAAAAAATGCCAAGACCTAAACCACCCGAGCCCATAACTTTTAGAAACATCCGTATGTCTGACAGGCAGTGGATGATATTTAATCAACTTGGCGGGGCTGAATGGTTGCGCACATTTCTTGAGAAGAAAGCACCGATGCCCAAGAAGTATTACGACAACGAACTGGCGCGTATGCAGAACCCTGCTGACGCTGTATTTTTAAACCGAAGGAGAGAAGAAAATGATTGAACTGATTGAAGACAATGACGGCGAAGAACTTAGCTACGCCAATCTATACGAGGGTGCTACCCTGAACGAAGCACGCGGTGTTTGGGGCAGTGTGATTAAAAGTGAAGGCGGCCACTGCCCTGTGTGCGATAGGTGGGGTAAACTGTACAGGCGCGGTATCAGTGCGGCCATGGCACGACAGTTAATATGGCTGTGCTTACAACCCCCACGGGAAGATGGCTGGATCGACGTACAACGCACTGCACCCGTGTGGTTGTTACGCTCCCCTCAACTTGGGACTTTGCGGCACTGGAGCATGGTGGTGGACGCGCCTGTCAGCGGAGTTAAGAGTCGCAGTGCAGGGCTGTGGAAGCCAACACCTATCGGGTTGAAGTTTGCATACAAACAACTGACTGTACCCAAGTACAAATATGTGTACAACGACACTGTGTTTGATACCGAAGGCCCTGACATTGGTATCTTAGACTCTATTGGTGAACACTTTAGTTACGAAGAACTTATGAATGCGAGTTACTATGGCACAGACACCTGAGTGGAAAGTGAAGAAGGCAGTGCGCATACTGCTAGATACCATGGGTATATACCACTTCATGCCCCCTGCTAACGGCTTTGGCCGTGCGGGGATACCTGACATCATTGGCTGTATGGACGGACACTTCATCGCCATCGAGTGCAAGGCAGGCAAGGGGCAGACTACTGCACTGCAAGACAGGGAACTTAACATGATTCTCAACGCAGGGGGCACAGTGTTCATTGCGCGTGAGCACAACATCCCTGACTTGGAATTACTGTTAAAGGAGAAACAAAATGAGTTACGTGGACGGTGATTACTCAATGACAGAGGAAGAACTCGAGCGCAGAGTCGAGGCCATGTCAGATGAGGAGCAACACCATTTCAGATTACTGATTCACAAGATCGTGATGTGCTATGGCGAAGGCAAAGCACAGGGCGTGTTCATCATAGGACGCGCTGAAGACCAAGTCGCAGGAGTCGTTACCCTAAACTGTAATGAGATGGAGGCGTCGCAACTTATGTTGGCGGCAAACGATTTTTTCGGCTTTCTAAACGTCCTAGGCGCACCGCCCAAGGAAAACTTTAACTAAGGAGAAGATATGACACAAAATGAAATCATTGAGATGGCTGAAAACGCCGAGCTTGTTGTATCCAAGCACAGTGTGTGGACACCAGAGAAGAGGGAGTTTACGCACATGGGTCACACAGTTGAAGGCGACCTTGCAAACCTGATGCAGTTCGCTGAGTTGGTTTCACGAGCAGAGCGTGAGGCGTGTGCAAGAGAGGCAGAAAAAACTTTTTATTCAGTTCAAGCGGCTGAGAACATCCGAGCAAGGGGAAACAAATGATTATCAAACGTGCTATTGCTGTAGAAAGCCTCACAAAAGTATGTGAGGAAAGTTTAAATCTCATCAAGCAACTGATTGATGCTGACAACGAGGTGTATTCCAAAGGATACGAGGATGGCATGGCGGCTCAGGCTGACGTGCAAAAGACTTTAAGACCTTGGGTTGGGCTGACGGATGAGGAGCAACAGGAGATATACAAGAAACACAGCATGGATGGATGGGGTCTTTTTTACGACGCCCTTGAAGCCAAACTCAAGGAGAAGAACACATGAGTTACATCGTGGCATCGCTACCGCCCATCAAATGTTTTGTTCGTAAAGAGTTTCTTTACAACTTTCAAAAAGGTCATGGCGAGTTGGAGCCTGCGGTTTGGGTCAGCCTCAAGGCTTTGCGTGGTCAGGTGTTTCGCATTGAGTCTTTGCTCCCTGCTTATGGTGCGTTGTATGACAAGCTACCTATGCACGCTTATGTGTGGCAAGAGGAGCATGGCGATTTGCCCGTTGATACGCTTCAGCTTTGGGACTGCATGGGCTACCGCTTCACAATCATTGAAAAGATTGGCTTGCGTAATTTAGGCGTGAAGTTCTTGGGTAAAGACAGGGAGTGGCACTTTGGTCGCTATCTATTTACTGTGGACTTCTGCGCTGAAGGTATGGACTTAGACACTGGGTTTACTGAGCAAGCCGAGGAGCATAAGTCTTTTAATTGGATTGCCCTTGACAACGGCCAGTTTGCCTGCCAGCCCAACAACCGATGCCTGTGGTACGACCAGAGCCTGATCCCCGCTGAAACAAAGTTCCCCGACTTTCAAGCCGCTAAGTCTTTATGGACTGTGGACGGCACTCGCAAGTGGTCAGCGGGTGATGATTGGTTTTACGACATAAAGGAGAAGAACAGTTGACCGCACCATACAAACAGATCATCACGATCGACTTCGAAACCTATTGGGACACCAAGGAAGGTTACACACTCAGCAAGATGACAACAGAGGAGTACATACGCCATGATAAATTCAGAGCGTTCGGAGCTTGCGTCCATGTATACGGAAGCGATGAACCAACTAGATGGTTTGGAAATACAGAGTTACGTGAGTACCTTGATGGGGTCGACTGGGGACGAACCGCAGTGCTTGCCCATAACGCACAGTTCGATGTATCCATTATGGAGTGGAGATACAACGCCCGACCATGTTTCATCTTCGATACCCTATCGATGGCACGAGCTTTACGTGGCGTGGAAGTTGGAAACTCACTTGCAAAGCTCGCCCGTGACTTTGGGCTTCCAGATAAAGGTACAGCGGTTCATTCAACTAACGGAGTTCACGAGTTGGACGCCGCGCTCGAAAGAGCACTCGCTGAGTACTGCAAACATGATGTGTTTCTGTGCGAGGAAATATTCAGACGGCTGGTGGATGCCTACCCATCGAAGGAGCTACGCCTCATCGACATGACACTCAAGATGTACACACGCCCAGTGTTGCAGCTTGACGCCCTCATGCTACATAACGCAATCGAACAGGAGAAAGAAAATCGTGACGCACTACTACAAAGGCTTGGCGTGGAAGAAACTGCGCTGGCATCGAACCCAAAGTTTGCTGCACTACTTGAGAAACTCAATGTGGTTCCGCCAACCAAGACAAGTAAGACGACTGGGAAGCAAGCATTTGCCCTCGCTAAAAACGATGCCCTATTTCAAACGCTACTCAATGGTGAACGTGAAGACGTTGCCCTACTTTGTGAAGCGCGTCTTCGGGTTAAGTCAACCACAGAGCGCACTAGGGCGCAGCGATTCCTCGACATCAGCCAGCGGGGTGCGCTTCCTGTCCCCCTCTCGTACTACGGGGCGCAGACGGGTAGGTGGACGGCGGCCAAAGGCTCGGCCATCAACATGCAAAACCTCAAGCGAGGCTCATTCTTACGCAAAGCAATTATGGCTCCCGAAGGATACCAACTCGTTGTGGGGGATCTTTCGCAGATTGAACCGCGAGTACTCGCGTGGCTTTCGGATTACCAAGATATGCTCACAATCTTCAGGGCAGGCGGTGACCCTTATGCCGCGTTCGGTGCACAGATGTTTAACATACCCGGACTTAGTAAGGAATCGCATCCAGACTTACGGCAGTCTGCAAAAAGTGCGCTCCTTGGGTGTGGCTACGGACTTGGGTGGGCGGCGTTTGCGTCGCAACTTCTTGTCGGATTCCTTGGTGCACCGCCCGTTAGGTACGAGAAGGACTTTGCAAAGAAGCTAGGCGTGGATGGCCGGTACATTGACAAGTTCCTTGAGTGGGACGACAACTACACCAAGATGATGGAGATACCCCACACCTGTAGCGATCAGGAGCTACTCATTCACTGCGTAGCGGCCAAGAAGATCATCGACAAGTACAGGGCTACAGCGCACCCCGTTGTGAGCTTCTGGGACATGTGCTCTGGCCTGATTCAAACATCGCTTGCAGACGGCAAAGAGTTCGTGTATAAATGTATCACCTTCAGAAAAGGAGAGATAGTTCTGCCCAACGGCATGAGCTTGCTCTACCCAGACCTGCGCCAAGAGAAGGACGAGAAAGGTAGGAGCCAGTGGATATACGGGCCAGACGCTACCAAACTTTACGCAGGTAAGATCACGAACAATGTGGTGCAGGGCACTGCGCGTATTGTGATGACAGATGGGATGCTGCGAACCGCAAAGAGATACTTTGTGGCGGGAACGGTGCATGACGAGCAGATCGTTGTTGTGCCCGAGGCAGAGGTTGAGGAAGCTAAGACTTGGGTCTTGGCTCAGATGACTATGGAGCCGCCCTACATGAAGGGTATTCCATTGGACGCTGACGGTGGTGCGCACCGTAGGTATGGATTAGCAAAAAACTAAAAGGAGAAGTAAATGGATGTGCATATTGAGTTGAAAAAAATTGACCTATCTGAGCACTATCTTGGAGACGTAAGTTTCCCCACGCTTGAAGCCGAGGTTCGCCGCATGGCGGCTGAGTATATTAAAGCCGTGTTGGAAGCAAACCTGCGCTTCGAAATAGAGCAGATCAATGAGAGTAGCGAGTTGTACGCCGTACTGTGGGCGTGCTTGAGTGACGGGGTTGAAACCCCGATTGCTGAAATACCAGTTGATGCGCTATTCAAAGAATTTTTAGAAAGAAAGGAGAAAATATGAGATTACCAACGCGTATGCGCGTGGGCAAGAAATGGTACAGCGTGGAGGTGGTGGAAGCCATGCTTCACCGCCGAGATATGGGGCGCACGTTCTATCCAGAGCAGTGCATCAGGCTTGGTAGGGTCAGCAACATTACAGGGCGTAAGTTCAGCAAGGATGAGTTAGCTGACACGTTCTGGCATGAGGTTGTCCACGCCATACTGGAGGACATGGGGCAGTACGATCTCAATAAAAACGAGGCGTTTGTCACACAGTTTGCCAACCGATTAACAGTAGCAATAAAGACTGCGAAGTTTGAATGACCAAGCCAATTACATGGAGCCACTCATCCCTCAAGGATTACGAGGGCTGCGCCCGTAGGTATCACGAAGTAAAGGTCTTGAAGAACTACAAGTTCCAAGAGACTGAGGCGACGCGCTACGGCACGGTACTACACGAAGCGGCTGAACTCTACATCAAGGAAGGCAAGCCCATACCGCCTGAGTTTGCGTTCATCAAGGATACGCTCGATGCCCTGAACGTCAAGCCCGGAAGAAAGCTGTGCGAACACAAGATGGGGTTAACTGTGGACTTGCAGCCTTGTGAGTTTCTTGGCAAGGATGTGTGGCTTCGCGGCATTGCTGACTTGCTTATCATTGACGATGAGAATTTAACTGGCTGGGTTGTAGACTATAAGACCGGCAACAACAAGTACCCAGATCGGGAGCAACTTAAACTGATGGCGCTCATGGTGTTTGCCCACTTCCCACACATCCGCAAGGTCAACGCAGCGTTGCTGTTCGTGGTCAAGGATGATATGGTTAGAGCGTCATACACGATTGACCAAGCCGATGCAGAGTGGTGGCAGTATCGCCAACGCGTAGCTAGGATTGAGCAAGCGCATGCAACAGGCGTATGGAACCCAAGACCCTCACCGCTGTGTCCTTGGTGTCCTGTTACAACCTGCGAAAACCACCCTAAACACTAAAGGAAAAAATTATGGCTACACGCAACTACCGCAGTGAGTACGACAACTACCAAGGCACACCCGAGCAGATCAAGAAACGCGCAGGCCGAGTCAAGGCTAGGCGCGTGATGGAGAAGACGGGTGCGGCCACCAAGGGTGACGGCAAGGATGTGGATCACATCAAGCCCATGCGCTCAGGCGGTACGTCAACGAAGGGCAACCTTCGCATGCGAAGTAAGTCAGCGAACAGATCAGATAATAAATAAACGGAGAAAGCATGGAAATCATCGAGGACAAAGCACTTGTCTTTCGCACCCGCAACCCAGAGAAGTATCAGGTAATCCCAAAACACAAAATCATCGAGCGCATGGATGGTGGCTACGACGTGGCCGTGTATTGGGGTCTTGATGAGTGTCGGGTACTGCGCAATCTTGGTGTGAAAAACATTCAGTCGCCTATCACTAGGAGATATAACTGGCCGGGTAAATACACACCCATGGCTCACCAAAAAGATACATCGTCTTTCTTGACGCTAAACCGCAAAGCCTTCGTGTTTAGCGAGCCGGGTACTGGTAAGACGCTCTCCGCTTTATGGGCGGCTGACTACTTGATGCAACGTGGTGAAGTTAGGCGTTGTTTGATACTGTGCCCCTTGTCGATCATGCAGTCCGCATGGCTTGGTGACTTGAACAACAGTATCATCCATCGCTCTGCCATCGTCGCGCACCATGCGCAGGCTAGTCGCCGTATCGAGATGGTTCAGCAAGATTACGAATTTGTAATTGCCAACTACGACGGGTTAAATCTAATCGCTGACGAGATCAATAATGATGGGCGCTTTGATCTAGTAATTGTTGACGAGGCTAATGCGTACAAGACCATTACAACTAAGCGCTGGAAGACCCTCAAGTCCATCATCAAGCCCAACACATTCCTGTGGATGATGACGGGTACACCCGCATCGCAGTCGCCTGCTGATGCGTACGGTCTAGCCAAGTTGGTCAACCCCGAAGGTGTGCCCAAGTTTTTCACTGCATGGCGAGATCAGGTCATGCACAAGGTAACGCTCTTTAAATGGGCGGCTAAACCAAACGCACCAGAACTGGTACATGAAGCGCTACAGCCAGCAATACGCTTCACAAAAGAAGCGTGTTTAGATTTACCCCCTGTCCTTACCATGACGCGTGAAGTCCCGCTGACCCCACAGCAGGCCAAGTATTACAACCTTCTCAAAGACAAGATGATGGTGTACGCGGCAGGTGAGACGATCAGTGCAGTCAACGCCGCCGCAGGGGTATCCAAGCTCTTACAGATAAGTTGTGGTGCAGCCTATACCGATGACAAGGAAGTTGTAGAGTTTGACTCAGCGCCTCGCCTTGGTGTGCTAGAAGAAATCTTAGAAGAGACAACGCGCAAGGTCATTATCTTTGCGCTGTTCCGAAGCATCATCGACACGATACACACGCACCTCTCAAACCGAGGCATACCAAACGAGTGCATCCACGGCAGTGTGACACCGCCCAAACGTGCAGACATCATCAGGCGATTTCAAAACGAGTCTGAGCCTCGCGTGTTGGTGATGCAACCGCAAGCTACCGCACACGGGATTACCCTAACTGCCGCTGACACCGTGGTTTTTTATGGGCCACTCATGAGCGTGGAGCAATACGTGCAGTGCATAGCACGAGCCGACCGCAAAGGTCAAGATTCCGACAAAGTTACTGTGATACACATTCAGGGTAGCCCGATCGAGAAGAAGATGTTTAAAGCATTACAAGACAAAGTAAGTGATAACTCTTTACTTACTGAGATGTTCGACACAGAAATAAATTCATGAAAGGGGGTTGCAACGTAAAGAAATCTATGTAAACTGTCAAACCTTAGACAAAACAAATACAGGAGAAAGCACAATGTCTGAACAAAACCAAGAGCCAATTCCATTGGACAGGCTCGCAAAAATCTATCGCAAAATCAAGGAGCGCATCGACCGCTTGACTCAAGAGTACGACACCGAAATGGAAACTCTTAAAGGTCAGCAAGATGAAATCCGCTTTGCGATGAAAGACCAAATGAAGTCCATGGGCGTCAAGTCCGTGCAGACTTCCTTTGGAACTGTGTCAATGGTGACCAAGACGCGTTACAACACGCAGGACTGGGACTCATTCAAGAAGTTTATTCTTGAGCATGAAGTCGTGGACTTGCTGGAGAAACGCATCGCGCAAACCAACATGGCACGGTACCTCGAAGAGAACCCGGGCTCTCTCCCGCCGGGCTTGAACTCTGTAACGGAGTTTGAGATTCGCGTAACTAAACCAACCAAGTAAATTTATCATGACAAATATCGCACTATTTAACCCTTCCAATGTTCCCTCATTCGTACGCAACCACGAGTTATCTGAGACAGCCAAAGCCCTGACAGGTGGCGGCGTAGGCAACAGCACACAGCGCATCTCCATCAAAGGTGGTGTGTTCCGTTTGCTGGCCGGTGGCAAGGAGATTGCCGCTATCGACGAACGCTTTTTGGACGTCATCATCGTCAAGGCTGCCCCCAAGGTCAGCCGCATCTTCTACGCTAAGTCTTATGACGGTGATAACATCACTGGCCCTGACTGCTGGAGCAACGATGGTGATCGCCCAGACGCATCCGCTGAGAACAAGCAAGCTACAACTTGCATGTCATGCCCTCAGAATATCGCAGGTTCAGGTCAAGGCAACAGCCGCGCCTGCCGCTACCAACAACGCTTGGCTGTGGTGCTTGAGAACAACATTGAAGGTGCAGTATTGCAGTTGACTTTGCCAGCCACTTCGGTGTTTGGTAAGGAAGACGGAGATAAGCGCCCATTGCAAGCCTTCGCTCGCAACTTGGCCATGCAGAACCCACCTATCAGCCCTGAGATGGTTGTGACTCGTATGAAGTTCGACACGAAAGCAGAAGCGCCCAAGTTGCACTTCGCGCCTAATCGTTGGTTGACTCCAGAAGAGTATGAGATCGTTAAGGCTCAAGGCGAAAGCGATGAAGCCAAGCGTGCAGTTGTGATGACTGTTGCCGCTTCTGATGGTGTGAAGCCTGCTCCTGCCCCTTTGAAGATCGAGGGCACACGCCCCATGGGTGAGTTGACCAAGGAAGAAGACGCTCCAGCATACGAGCCGATCGCGGCCAAGGCAAAAGCGAAAGCCAAGCCAGTCGAGGCAGAGGAAGATGCTGAACCAGAAGTCCGTAAGGAGTCTGCAAAGCCGTCGGCTGTGCCTGCCAAGAAAGGTAAGCTGGCTGACATCGTGTCCGATTGGGACGATGAGTAATTGAATCGGGGGGAACGCTGTGCAAAGGCTTTTTCTAGCTTGCAGACGAGCAGTTAGTACCCCCACCTAAAACACTATGGCCTATTCACAAAAAGTAATTGACGCAGTGATGGCTGCAAAGAAAACGCCGGGCAATCAGCTTGGACGTTGGGCGATCTATTTGGATTTCCCTGTGACGAAGATTGCTTATGCGCTCGGGGTCACACGCCAAACTGTATACAACTGGTTTGAAGGTAAGGATGTTTTTGTCGCGTATCAAAATCGCGTAGAACTCCTCTTAGAAATAATGAAGTCCTCAAAGGACGCACAACAAGCATGGAGAAGAATATGCAAGGAATACAACCTAGAACCTTGACTAACAGGGAACTCATCAACTACTGCGCTGATGCGGTGGATGACCCGTTTGGTATGCCAAAGGAATGGCAGAAGGAATTACTGCGCCGCTTTGTAGCAACTGCCCCAACAGACGAACACCCGTTCATCGATCCAAACCAACAAAACCTTTTCTGATTAAGGCGGACAAATATGGAACCGCTTGAGTTTGTAGCGGCTGTTTTGCCACCGCCCGGAAATGGGCGCTATTGCGTGGTGGAACTTTCAAGAAAAAAAGAACATGCTTATGTTCACACACTGGAGGAAGCACAGCCTTTCATCGACAGATGGAAGCAATCGGGTGAAGACATTTATTTTGCGCTAGGTACATTCGGGGACGACAACAACCGGACTGCGGAAAATGTGCACATGGTCAAGACCTTTGCCATCGACGTGGACTGCAACCACCCCAAGGATTTACCTGATCCCAAAACGGGACTAATCAAACCCAAGGCATACGCTAGTGCGAAGCTGGCGGCACAGGCCATCATGGACTTTGCTGAGACTACAGGGTTGTCGGCTCTGGGCGAGCCTTGGATGGTGGCGTCTGGCGGCGGTGTGCACGCATACTGGCCGATTACTGAAGCCGTGGATGTCAACGAGTGGAAGCCTGTGGCCGAAGCGTTTAAGCGCATGTGCTACCAGAACAAACTGGACATTGACCCAACAGTGACATCAGACGCATCTCGCGTTCTACGTATCCCTGCCACGATCAATACCGGCATCAAGAACAAGAAGAAGGTTCGGGAGCAAACCAACGTGCGTTTCATGAGCGAGGGCTCTGTGTTCGAGTTGGCCGACATCCGTGCTGTGGTAGAGAGGAATCTCATCGGTACGCAGTACGAAGTCCAAGCCAAGCAACCCAGCAATGTGGTTGAGCTACCCGGTACTAGGCCAGCCACACCAAGCGCATCCCAAGTCAAACTGTTTGAGAACAGCGTCACCCGCTTCAAGAATATCGTGGTCAAGACCCGTGCAGGCACAGGCTGTGGCCAGATTGCACACTACGTAGAACATGCCGAAGAAGACGGGATGGAACCCTTGTGGCGCGGCATTTTGTCGTGGACAAAGGTCTGTGTGGATGGCGAAGGTGCATCGAAGTGGATCAGCGACATGCACCCGTACAGCGAAGACCGCATGCGCACCAAGTTGGCTGAGATCAAAGGCCCCTACCCCTGCACCAAGATGGACTCGGAAAACCCCGGAGTCTGCCCAAGTTGCCCACACTGGGGCAAGATTACAAACCCGCTGATCTTTGGCCGCGACATGGCGGTGACCACAGTTGAGAGTGTGGTGGAGTTGCCCCGCGTTGCAATGGACGAGGAAGTCAAGAAAGTGCTTCGCCCTGAAGCACCCCGTGGCTACGCTTATGGTGAGCGTGGTGGCATTTTTATTCAGAAGGAAGACGAAGACGCGCAGGGCAACAAGGTTACACGCAACGTTTTAATTATTCCCTACGATCTTTTCCCTGTGGACATCTTGAGCCACAACGGAGAGCACACAGTACACCTCATGGCCATCAGGCGCGAAGGTGTGCAGAACATCACAATGGCACAGAAGGCGGTCGTGAGCCAAGATGAAACGGTCAAGGCGCTGGCCAACCAGAATATCGTGGCATCGTTTGGTCGAGGCAACGACAAGAATTTGTTTGATTACGTACGTGCAAGCGTGGAAAAAATGAGCAACGATAAATCACCCGTCAAAGTACCAGCCAACTACGGCTGGCAAGAGAATGGCATGTTCGTGTACGCCGGTAAGATTTACAGCGCTACAGCCGCGCCTGTAGAAGTGCCGATGCCCGGCCTTGAGAACATCGTGGCCAATACCAAGCCCAAGGGCTCGATCGAGAACTGGGTGACGTTCATCAAGATGCTTATAGCAAAGAGGCTATACGGCCATCTCTCTGTGATTTTGGCAGGGGCAAGCGCTCCGTTCATGCGCTTCACAGGTATCTACGGCATGACCTATCACTGCGGCTCAACCGAGTCTGGTACGGGTAAGTCACTGGCACTGGAAGGGGCGGCTTCAATCTGGGGTCACCCGACTCACTACCGCACAGGTAAGAGCACTTCCCCTGTTGCAATGCAGCAACGCCTTGGTCTGCTGCAAAGTCTGCCTTTGGTGACGGACGAGATCACCGCCAAGAACCGTAAGGATTCTGAGTGGTTTCCCGAGTTCCTACTGGACATGACCGAGGGTCGCGGCAAGGAGCGTATGGAGTCAGGCGCTAACAAGGAACGCTTGAACCTTTCCATCTGGCAGACAGTGGCCATCATGTCCTCCAATACCCACGTCGTGGACTACCTAACAGGTTCACGCAAGCACTCGTCTGAGGGTGAGATGCGCCGTGTTCTGGAGTTTGTCATGGACGAAGAACTGGCATGGGAGCCCCATGAGATTGAAGTTATCAAGTCTTTGCAAGAGAACTATGGTGTAGTTGGCCATGAGTTGGCTGAGTTCTTGGCTAAGAACGTACCGATGCTCAAGACCCTTGTGCCTGATGTCGTGCGTAACTGCTACAAGGATTTCAACGCTACCAACGACGAGCGATTCTGGATGGCGGGTGTGGGCACGATCATGACGGCAGGGGCTATTCTCGGCAATAAGTATCTGAACATTGTTGACTTCCCACTCAATGAAATTAAAGAATTCTTGAAAGGCCGTGTCAACGTAGCACGCGGTACAGTCAGGTCAAGTAAGCGCAATGCAGAGGATGTGCTCAACGGCTTCATCCAAGAGAACTACGGCAAGTTCGTGGTGGTGCGTTTCAACGCTAAGTCAGGGGCAAGTGCTCTGCTTGGGGATACCGCTTTGATAGACTCGTCCACTACCCGATCGGTAGTTATGGGGCGCGTGGAGCACGGCGTAACAGCCAACCACGTTGACTTCTTTATTGAGGAACGATTACTTAAAACCTTTTGCTCCAATATGAGCTTTGGCTACGCTGACTTTAAGCGCCAGCTTGAGAAACAATTTGTAGTGTCCTACATGCCAAAGAAAGACCTAATGGCACGAACTAGTGGCCCACCTATGCGGGTGTCCACCATGAAAATTTCGAGAGAAATTTCTAGCTTGGATGAAGAAGTTATCAATCCAGTATCCGTGGCCGCGGCTTGAGAGGGGGCAGGGGTTCTTTGTCCCCTGCATCGACACTGCGGCTGTTAGAACCGAGGGCTTGAACAAGGCCCTCGGCTTCCGTTTGTTTGACGCCCGAGCAAAGATCGGGATCAGGGACGGCTTTACTGGCGTGTGGTTCTATCGACTGCCTTGAGGAAAGCTCTGGCGTATTCCGTCTGCGCCTTGTCAATACGTGCCAACATCTCGTCCTTTTGCTCAGTGGTCAGTTTGGGTGCGGCTTCTACCTGACGGCGGTACTTGGCAAAATCACCAAGCTTCTGCTGTACCGCGCCAGACACCGATGCTGCTCCCAAGGCTTCAGCGTGTTCCTGAGCAAACGCTCTGGCTTCGGCTGTCTTGCCCTGCTCAACGAGGCGGTTGAATGAGCCTTTGGTCTGCTGAATATCCAGCATCCGGTCATACGCTTCATCAAGGGTTCCCCTGCCTTCAACGGGCTGGAACAAACCACCGATGAACGGTGTCTTACTGGCCTTGAGCGTAGGCTTGGCAACGTCTTCTTTCATCTCGAAGTTTAGTAACGGGTTGGCCAACTGCACAATACCAATACCAAGACCGCCCGTGTAACCACGGATGAGGTAGTCAATACCAATGGGAGACAAGCCTTCTTTGCCTGTGATCCGCTTGATCGTTTCGCTACCTGTGACGCTACCGAGCAATTTGGCAAACTCAGTGGTGGACTCACGCGCACGCTCACCAGCCAGCATCTTCTGCTCACGCTGTGACTCGATAGCACCGCCAAAGAACGACTGACCAAGATAGACTTCAGTGAGGGGTTTGATGGCTTGGGGCAAGCTAAACGGGTTGGTCTGTGCGACCAACTTGAGCCAACCGCCCACCGCCTTGGATGCCTTCTCGTCGTTGGACGCCATATCCCACAAAGCTTCTGGCAACGCTTTGAACAAGTAACCCAATTCAAACGGGATAGGTACGCGTACAGGCTCATCAAAGCCGGGGATATACATGAACCAACTGCCGTAGCGTTCTTCAGGCTTGGCGCGTTTGTACGCCTCATCATCAGACATCAGGGCTGCGTAAGCCAGTGTGCCTGCGGAAAGCATCAAGCCACGAGCTATCATTTTTTGCTTGATCTTAAGCTGTTCACTAAATGGCATCTGACCTGTGTATGCACGGTACAACACATCCAGACCCTGAATCTGTGCATTGAAGAACGGGATGATGATCGACAGCGCTTGCATACTTGGCGACAAACCACGGCGACTAAAGTTCATGGACTCTAGCGTACGCAGAAGCGCTGCTTGCTCGGACATCCCTTTGGCTAGGGAGTCTTTGTATATGACAGCACGGGTAGCCGCATCGCCCTGCATCGCAAACGCATCAGCCTTGGCGACTAACTTATCCCAACCAGACTTACCTGCGCTAATGTCTTTGAGAAACTTGGCCGCATCGCGCTGGTCGCCTGTAAATACGTTGCTACTGATAGCGCCTGAGCGCATCAGTTTGGATTCAACTTCACTGCGTCCGGCCACCATACTGGCTAATTCTTTGAAAGAACTGAGCACAGGGGTAGCGTCTGTACCCGTGGTCAACCATGCGTTCAAAGGATCGCGTACAACTTGACGCAAAGCGTAGGCAGGGTTGCGTGTCACAAACTTACGGAGCAGATCAGCAGGGATACCCATCATCTTGATGGCGGCAGGCATCGTTGTCTTGATACCTTCCATGCCCTTGATAACGAGTTCGGCAGGGATGCCGTACACTTCTTTGTCGATGAAGACAAAGTGATCTTTGCCGTTGACTTTAAACCGTACAGTGCTATCGCTTGCAGGGCCAGAGCCTTCTCCAAGCGCTGAAGCCATGCCCATCTTTTTAAGCAAGAACGCAGACTCTTTAATCATCTGGTTGCGTAGTGCCAAGTCAGTCAGCATAAACGTGTTCTGTACCGAGCTTGTAAAGATTGGCAAGATGTTCTTATTGCCGCCCACCAACTCTTTGAGTTGTGGCTCAGTCTTGACGTTACCGATACGAACAGGCGTCTCTTTGTCAACCATCAACTCAATGTTGCCACTGTTGCTGTTGACGCGGTAGTACGGGATGTAAGGTACGGACTTGAGTTCGTTGGCCAGTTTTGGAGTGATAGCGCCAGTCTGTACGAGGAAGTCGACTTGACCGTCGTTGAACTCTTTGTAGATACGTGCGGCTTCAAGCACCGCATCTTTCTTTGTCTTGTCGCTGTTGAGCAGACGCATGACATCGTTGTATTCCTTCTCAGCCAGAGCAGGGTTCTCGTAGTTGAGCTTCTGCCAGCCCTTGACCTTGGCACGCTCGCCTGCCACATATGCGGTCAGGATAGCTTCGGCTTCTGAGTCGTTGGCAAACTTGCCCTTGTGCAAGGCTTCTGCCACTTCAACCATGTTAGCGCCCTTGACGCTGTCGTACACGTAGCCACCGCCTTCGCCTTTGCGCAAGACGAGCTTTCCGTTGGTCAGCGCTTGACCCGCATACTGGCTGCGCTGTTGGCCGAATCGCAGATAGAACTCTGCGTTTTGTGCTTCCAGAGATGTGATGGCGTTGGCGGCTACGCCACGTTTGAAGGCCTCAGACAAAGCTGCGTCTTTGTCCACAAACTGAACACGGCCAGTCAGTCCCATGATGTTGCCTAGCAACTGGTCTTTCAGGGTAGTCTCTTTGGCAATAAACGACGCACCGTACTGCGTGGGTTCTTTCTTGGTACGGAAGGCAATCTGGCCATCAGCCGCCCTGTAAGCACCAATTGTCTTGTTCTCAAACGCTTTGCGGGACTGCTTCAGGGCATAAAAGACGTCAGATGTTGATAGTACAGAGGAAGAAGTGAAGCCTAGATCACGCAAACCTGCGCGAATCATACCGACAAACTCTTTGAGCCATCGGCCAGCTTTTTGTCTAAAGCTCTCAGTCACGCGAGCTTCTTCGGTGTGCGCAATAATCTCACGCAAGACTTGAAGTCTTTGGACTTCTTCGTTTTTACCCTGCGCTACGTTGAACTGAGCAGTCCTGATGACTTCGTCTACAAGTTTCTGACCACCAATTTCCTCGGCCAGTTTGCGTAGGTCTGTCTTGTTGGCGTATGCTTGGAGGCGGGGGATACCGATTATGGTATCTATGCCGTAGTGACCAACCAACTCGTGGAAAACTGTGGCTTCCAAGTCTTTCAAGTCAGCATGCTGGTCACCAACCACCAAGACCGTGCCGTCACTGAACACAGCGCCTTGTACCATGGCTTCGGTTGGGTCGATACCCTCTTCCGACATACGCTTAAGGAGCGCCACAGGAATCTTGCCGGGGTTAGCGGCGTATACCATTTTTACGTTTGAAGGTAGTTTACTCTGCACTTTTTCCATGAAGTCAGCGGCTTCTTTGGCATCGATCGTGCCGCCTTCTGTCTCACGGGTGCGGTAGGCTGTGCCAGTATCGGTGTCGTAAGCTGCTTTGACCAGTTCTTCGACCTGTGCTTTGGTCAGGCGTGTGCCTGCTTCACGCAGGGACTTCTTCTCTGTAGCTACACGGCTTTCGGCAGAACCTGTACGGTCTTCTGTAGGTGCGCGGCGTACTTTACGAGTCTCTTGTTCCGTACGTTTGGATGGCGTTTCTTGTTTACTCTGAGACAGTGCCTCTCTGACAATCGCTATCTGCTCTGCAAGCGTAGCCTTGTACTCAGGGGTTTTTCTTCCAAGATCAAGCGCTTTGGCTTCCATCGTGTCATTCATCTGCAACCGGAAAGTGGTTACTTCAGGATCATTTTTGCCATATTTCTCTTGAAGCGCTCCTAAGCGCTTGTTCATGGCTTTGCCTAGCTTGTCGTACTCGGCTTCTGCCATACCCAATTTAAGAGCAACCTTACGCATTTGCTCAGACTCTTCCGCTTCTTTACGGACATCGCCCGACTCAATTCTTTTGGTGGTTTTAACCGCACGGCTAACTTTGGCACCAATGACTTTGCCTTTTTTACCTTGTTCTGCTTCTTCTGGTGTTGGCGCTGCGCGGCGTTTCAACGTGTCAAGCTGTTCTTCGCCTGCTTTTTTCTTTTCTTCCGCAACAACGCTAGCTTTAACCGCAGGCGTGGCTTCGTACATGCTCTGGTACATTTTTTCAATTTGTTCACGCACAGGCGTAATCTTGGCCAACACTTTGTTGTACTTGCTAAGTGCCGCATTGATTTTGCGTTGAAGGCCAAAACTTTTATTTGTTTCCGCTTGTTTGATAAGTCCCGCGTGCACGTCTGCAACATCGTACAACTCTTGCAACCAAGACTTGTTGGCATTACCTTGCGCTTCCACAACTTTGTTGTGTAGCGTTTTAATCTTTTCCATCGTAGCGTCATACTGTTCAGGCGTCACAGTGCGTTTAGTTTCTGTACCGGCAAGGTTTAACCGCGTATCTAGTGCCCGAGTCATGCGCTGCTTTTCAGCATCCTTGACATACTGGGAGACACGGCCAGCCGACATGTTTGTGGCTTCTGCCATACGGCGGTCAGCGGCTTCCCGTTCTTCGGGCGTCATCTCTGTGCGCTGAATGTTCTCAGGGCTGAAGATGTCCAACTGCCTTGGGTCTTTCTGCATGGCCAACTGGATTGGCTTATCATCGGATACACGGGTGAGGCCATAACCTTCGGGGCGGGGCGTCTCAGCTAGCACTTCTTTGGGTTTAAACTCCAACGCTTCTTCCGGTGTCTTAGCAATACCGGGCACGGTGGTAGGCTGCTCTGGGCCTTCAGGCTTCTCCGATAAAGGGGTAGGCGCTTCTTTCTCGGTAAACAACTCACGAGTCTGGCCACGCTGTGCTTGGTTAATGGCTTTTTCTTCAAGGACTGAACGCTTCTGTCCAAAGCTTTCCATCAAGTCTGCGCGTTCTTTGTTCAACTCATCCAGCTTGGCTGTGAGTTTGGGTAGCTCATCAAATGAGCCTAGCTGCGCTGCGTCCGCCAGCTTCTTCTTGGCGTTCTTAATCTTTGTGTCAAGGCTACCAAGCGCGGCTTTTGATTGTGTTTCTAACTCTTGCGCGGTCTGCGTTGTACCGCCTAGACCTTCGATAGTCTGTGCCGTCGTCTCCATTTGTGTCTGGAGAGGGGTGTACTGCGCGTAGAGTGCGTTGACCTTGGTTGTGTCGCCCGCAGTGGCCGCTTCTTGCATCTGCGTTTGGAGTTTGTCCAACTGCAATTTGAGGCGATCGTATTCCTCCATCGTCCGGTTTAAGTCGGGCTTTGGTGGCTCGGGGGGAGCAGGTGGTGCAGCGGGGGTCACACCTGTGTCCATAGTACCCATGACCGCGCCGGGGCGAACAGTCTCTCTGATTGCCGTTGGAGCCGCTGGCGTAGGCGCAACTTCTGGCACAGCTACGGGCTCGGGTACAGCTACAGGCTCTGGAGTGACCTCTGGTACAGCTACAGCTTCTGGAGTAACTACGGGTTCAGGCGCAACAGCGGCTGGTGGAGGTGTCTCTTGCGGTGCGGCCTCTGGTGCGGGTACTGGTGCAGGAGCCGCTTGTGCGGCAGCTTCTTGTTCTGCGGCTTGTCTAGCGGCAACTTCATCTCGGGCTGCACCTTTTGCAGACAGACGACCGACAGCACCCAAAGGCCCAAGCAAACCAACCTGATAGGCGGTTTCCCCGTACTCTTTCATCGCATCAGGGGAGGTTAGGGATAACCCTGCCTGTGCACGCTGGAGCATCTGTTGGGCAATTTCTGTTGGCACTTCGGCCAACAAGCCTACGCCAGTACCTTTTGCAAGACTTGCCAGTAACTTTTCATCGGCTAACTTTGTGGCTTGTGCGGCAGACCTCCCAAAGAAGGCCATCTCGGGGATGCCCGTCAGCTTGCTGACCAGCTTGCCACCAAAGGGAATAAACGCTTGCGCTACATCCAAGGCAGCTTGCGGGGCGGCTGCGGTTCCGGCAGCACCTGTGTCAATCTTAATGGGCTCGCCACGAGCCATTTGTTCTTGCGCTTGGCGCTCAATGTTACCGCCGTACTGCTGAATCAAAGAGGGAAGAAACGCACCCGCTAAACCGCCTGCAATACCGCCAGCCACAGTACCCGCAGGGCCAAGAGCCGTACCAGCCATAGCACCAAGACGCGCGCCACCAAACGAAGCTGCAAGGTTAGGCGCTTGCTCAGCAATGGCCAAGGGAATTTGACGACCGACTTCTTTGGCCGCAGAAAGAACACCGTCTTTGTTGTAGGCTTCTTTGACTTTTTCCATGCTGACTTGGTCAGCGTATCTGCCAGAGATATCTTCGCCGCGCTGGATACCAGCCCTAGCAGCTTCTTCGGGAGAACCAAAAGCGCCTTCAACGCCAGTACGAAGCCCACTCAACGTGGACTCAGCGCCTTTACTAAGGGCTGCAAGCATCCCCTTTTTAGGGGGAGGTGCGTTACCAATATCTTGAAGGACGGCGGCGTATACCTGCTCGTCTGTTAGCTCGGTCGGAGAATCGACTTTGAACTTACCCCTACCGGGGATTTCAACTTGGTAAAGCGGCATACCCGCACCTCACTTATTGTTAGCCGCGGGTCACCTTGACACCTTGAGGTATTGCTACCCCGGCCGTAGCAGCCATTGTAGCGGGAACATCCATACCAAACAAGCTGAAATAGTAGTTTGTAAGTTCCTTGCGTTTTGCTGCTTCTGCGCCGGGTTGCGCCATACTGCCTTCCATGGTCTTTCTCCAGCTTTCCAAGTCACGGTCAATAAGCGTTGCAGCTTTTAGGCGATCTGCCATGCGTCCTTTTTCTCCAGACGCAATGAACTCGGCCTCGGCTCCAGCTTTCTCTCCGAGAGAGCCGTAGTATTTCTTCATGATGTCTTTGTACTCAAGATCAGTCTCAGCCTTCTCGCGCTCTTTCTTAGCACTCAAAGTCTGGATACCTGACTCGCCCAAAGCAGTTATAAAGTTTGGCGACTTGTTGGCCATCAAATTCAAACCAAGCCTTAACAAGTCTTCACCATCAAAACCTTTGCGGTCTTTGGCTGGAACAGTTTCTTTGGCTGCGGCAATCACATCAGAAGGTTTGGGTGCTTTTGGAGGCAATTCATTTTGACGCAACAAACGTGCTGTTTCAGCAGCGCTTTGGTTTTCTGTGCCGTTTACTTCGGGCCGCGGAGCTTCTCCAAATAAGTCTTTGACTTTTTCTTCGGCCAGTTGTGTACCAGCCAGTGCTTTAGAGGCATTAGCTAATTTGGCAGCATCCAAAGCACGGGCGTTAGGGCCAGCGGCAATTGCTTCTTCCGTTGTACGGGCAATCTTAGATGTCATGTTGGCAGCATCTACAGACTGCTCTGCGGCTTTTGCCGCTTTCACATCTTGTTCCACACCACGGGCACGACGGGCTGCTTCTGCAGCAGCACGAGTTGCTTGAGAAGCCTCATCAAGCGCTTCCAGTCCAGCCTTGGCCGGAGGTAACAGACGCTGTGTTTCAGCAATTTGTTTGGCTCTCTCAGCATTGGCAATCATCTCAGGAGTAGCTTCCAGTGCTTTAGACGCCTGACCAACAGCGCGGTTTGCTGTACTGATAGGGGAAGTGTACCCACTCAGGGCGTTTGCTGTGTTGGCAATATTGCGTTGGTACTCTAGGGGTATGCCCATTTTGTCAGCCAGCCGGCCAAAGTAGGAGTTTTGCTGGTCGTAAGTAGAAGCAGGCGCTTGTACAGACTGTCCGGGGATTTGAGAGGCTAAGTCTTTTACACCGCCCGCAGGTACTGTGCCGGCTTGCGCAGAAGGAACTACCGATGTGGCCAAATCTGCTAAACGGCTCTGCCATCCAGCTTTATACGGACTAAATTTCTTAGGATCGTTTTCAATCAACTTGTCGTAGTGCTGCTGACGCATTGCCAAAATAGCACTTGGGTCGCCTTTAGAATCGGTGACAAGTTGCTTGGCTTTACTAACTCCCATGTTGACCGCAGTATCAAACGCCACTTTAGCTAGAGCAGGGTCTTTTGCGGCCAATGAATCTCCACCAATAGCATCCCAGTAACGTTTCTTGTAAAGTTCACGGGCTTGATCTTTGGTCAAATTCTTGACGTCTACATCAGGGTTGGCTGCTTTGTTAATGCCAAATTTGGATGGGCCTTTGCCAGCATCGTTTTCTACATAGCCGCCTTCGTATCGCAATGTAGTGCGGAACGCGTCTTCAAAAGCCGTATTGACCGCGCCGGTATCTCTAAAACCGGGCATATAACCAGCCATACCACCGCCAGCCATACGAACCACGGGCTCGCTTTGCTGGGCAAAGTTAAACATGCCGCCCATACCGCCCGTGGCCATGCCTTCTTGGTCGTCTTCATAGCCAGCAATACCGCCATCAGCCATACGTTGCATGTTGGGCGTAGGTAACTGCGCAATACCTTGATCTTCCGGTAAACCGCCAGCGGCCATACCTGTCGTCACAGGACCGCCATAGCCAGTCTGCAAAGGCACGCCAGCGCCCGTCATAACAGGTGCAGGAGCCATACCCGCAATGTTCTGATCCGCTACTGTTGGTTGCTGGCCTGCATTTTGACCCTGCGCTGCTAAACGCAACGCTTTGCGTCGGTTTGATTCTGCGGTGGCAAGAGACAGAATGTATGGGTCGTTTTTGTGCATCCGCGCATAGTTTTGCAACGCAGAGTCAGGCTGCAGTTTTGCCAATGTCTGCGTAATCAAATCAACGTTTGGAACGCCACCACCAGTGGGTAATTGTGTAAAGGCCATGTTCTTTAACCCATGTTATGAATAGCTAATTCTGCCAGACCAGCAGGGCGCCCATCAACCGCGCCGCCTTTAGCAAACAATTTACTAGCGCCCAACGCGGCTGTGCCAAGACCTGCTACCTGAGACACCATAGAAGGAGCTTGTTGATAAATCGTATTTGACTGCTGAGTCAAAGGCAAACCACGGAGCATGTCAGACATGAAGCCCAACTGCTTGTATGGGTAGTTCTGGTAGCTTTGGAAGTCCTGATACTGATTGTTCAGCATGTTCTGGACTTGCTGTTGTTGCTGACCGCCGTAGCCACTTTGCAACTGATTGATACCTAGTTGCTGACCAAACTGGTTCTGGCCTAAGTTACCCAATTGACCCG